GGATTACTTTTATCAAGGGTTTATAAGCCAAGGGTAAGTATAGAGTATCCTATAGGCATAGTTCCACACTATGTGGATGTAGAAATAGCTAAGAAGGAATATCCTAATTGTCATTTAATAGATGTTACTTTACCTATAGAGAAGTTCATTGATGAAATTAATAAATGCGGAAGGATCTTATCATCATCTCTTCATGGATTAGTAACTGCAGACTCTTATGGAATTCCTAATGATAGAATGGTGTTAAGTAATAACCTAATGGGTGGTAATTTTAAGTTTCTGGATTACTATCTTGGAAAGAATCGCTTTAAGGCAGAACAAATGATAGCAAGGTTAAATTCTTATGTATCTACATTATGAGACTAGTAGTAATAATAAATGCATTCAATGAAGCATTAAATATTCGTAAGGCTATAGAAAGTGTTCATGAAGTAGCTGACGAAATTAGAGTCTTTGATGGATCGTATAAGGATTATCCCCATGATAAGCCCTATTCAACTGATGGAACATTAGAAATAGCCGCAGAATATCCTAAAGTCAAGATTTATGAGACTAATAAACCTTACGAGAATCAGATGGAAAAAAGGTCTAAAATGTTACAAGAAGGAAAAGAAGGAGACTACTTCTTTATTTTAGATGGAGATGAATATGTGGCGAATCCAGAAGCACTAAAAGATTATCTAAATACGGATATAGGTTATGCATGGACACTATCGAACCTCTATGAAAGTCCATATGTAATAGCTAGGATTATTAAGTGGATGCCGGGACTTCATATGGCAGGTAGGCATCATTGGATCTATGATGTGAAGAAAAGGTTTGTATGCTCACATCAAAGGTATAATGCATATTTTACATGCCAGATTACACCAATCAGGGTCTTTAATTTTAGGGATGGGGCTACAAGAGTTAACCGGAGAGAAAAGAAATTAACCTTCATGAAAAATAGAAACCCAGTAGAACTAACATATAATTTAGAAACTGATGTATATCAGACACCATGTAACCTAAAGGAGATAGAATTTAGGGCTAGTAAGCCAAGGGAAAAGACAGTTATTCTAAAAGAATGGACAGAAATTCCTAAATATACATTTACATTAATGTTTTCAAGACCATGGGCAGTGAAGAGGTACTTAGAATGTTTTGAAAAGTTGGAGATACCTGAAAATACTGAAATGATAGTGGTAATTGATTCGGGCTTTCATATGATTAGAAGAAGCCTTGAAGCTGCACTAGTAAAGGATAGAAGATTTACCGGGACTAAAATGATAATAACCGGTAATGCACCACTTCCAGAGTTTTCTAATGTTAATGCTAGGAGAAGAAGGATAATAAGCAATTGGAATATGATACTTACTGAAGCTAGAGGAGAAATATTACTAGGTTCAGAAGATGATTCATTACCTGCACCTACTGCATACTCAAAGATGTTAGATAGTATGGATCAGTTAAATGCAGACTTTATTCAAGGTAACATAATAGGTAGATGGCATGCGAATATTTGTCCAGCGTGGAAGGTACAGGAAAGGAATAATAAACCCTATGCTGTATGGTCATTGAAAGAAAAGGCAGAAGGAATTGAACCTATTGAGGCTGTGGGCTGGTATTGCTTTGTGGCTAATACAGATATCTTTAGAAAATTTGCTATGGAGATTGATAACCTAATGCCAAATGGTCCAGATCTAAGGCATGGATACATAATGCATAAAGAAGGTGCTAGATTGTTCCATAGGTGGGATGTTAAAGTAGAACACTTTACCGAAACCAAAAGGCTAAGAGTAGGGCATGATAAGACGGAACAAAGAGGATGGATTAAATCTAAGAGTGGCGATTGGTTAATAAGAAAGTATGACTTACTTAAATCTACATTTGAAAGTCATTTTGAAGCTGATGTAGAAAAAGCAATAAGATTAGACCTATAAAATATGGAATGGTTTTGTTGCCATGCCTATTTACATAGGTTTAGGCTATTCAATTGTGCTTCATTATACTATTAAGATAAGGTGGTAGTAAATTGGCTCTTATATGATATAATTACTACAGGACATAAGAATTCTTTACATGATTTGGATTCAATGCTAGTCTGAAATTGAGGGGACCCTTAAATCCCCCCAACTGAATCAGTTTACGATTTTAACCAAACTATTGCGTCGTTAGTGAAGTTAGTAGCCCAACTACCAATTTCACAGACGAATAGTTCGTCTCCAGTATCTACAGCAGACATTAGTCTATCTCGTATTTCAGCACTACTTAAAGTAGATTTAGTAAACCATAGGTGGGATGTTAAAGTAGAACACTTTATTTATAGATATGTTAGAATAAAGTATGGATAATAATACAGGCAGTAACGCCAACGAAAACCAACAAACATTCATACCAAAGGATAATATGATCAAGGTTCTAAAAGCTTTTTGTAGTCCAGATACGGATGCGTCAATTACGGCAAGAATGGCTGAGGCTGGTGTAGACAGGTCCATATGGTACGACTGGATAAAGATAGACGGCTTTTTAGATTGGTGGAATTCTCAGGTAAATGAATTTGCTAAGAGTCAAATAAGTGAACTTATTAAGCTTGGGATAAGGAGAGCAAAGAAGCCATCATCTATGGGTTACTATTACTGGAGAGATATGATGAAAAAATATGGTGGCTTGGTAGATAAGTACGATCTAACATCGGGTGGTAAACCCCTAGAACATACTCCAATTGAATCAATAGCTATATTATTATCAGAAACATATAAACAAAATGAGAAGCCCAAAGAGGAGAATACAAATACCACAACAGAACTTCCAGATGCACCTAAGCCAACAGGAGATAGCAGTAGTACAGAACCTAATTAGTAGCTTTTTCAAGAATGCCAAGGGAGAACCATATAGAGCTACAGTAGGTCAATGTGAAATGTTTGCTGCCGTAACAAACAGGGCTTATAAGTGGGTATGGATATCAGCAACTACTAGGTATGGTAAGTCGGAAATACTAGCTATGGCTGCTATATGCTTAGCAGTTTTATATCATCTTAAAGTTCCTATTGTTGCAGGCTCTACTAAAAAGGCAGAAAAGATCATGGAATACATTCTTATTCATTTAGGAGACCATCCCGAACTATATAAAGGACTTCTTAATGTAGAGAACATGACCAATATTGATAAGCTTAAGATCCAGGCTAATAAGCAGGCTTTGAAGTGGCATACAGGAGGATGGATATATGTTACTTCAGTAGATAGTAGATCTATACAAGCAGAAGGAGAAGGTGTAGTAGGAGAAGGTGGTGATGTAGTCATATTAGAAGAAGCTGGTCTTATTAAGAAGGAAGAACAGTTTTCTAAGATTGTTAGAATGTCGGAAGAAGATAGAGGATGGGGTAAGCTAGTTATGAGTGGTAACTGTATAGAGAATTCAGTATTTGAAACTGCATTTAATAATCCTTTATACTTTAAGATTAAGATTTCTATTGAGCAAGCAGTAGCAGAAGGTAGGTTTTCACAAGAGTACCTTGAGCAGAAGAAAACCATGACTACTACAAAGGACTGGAAGAGATATTACTTGGTGCAATTCCCTGCAGCCAATGAGTTTACATACTTTAAACCTAAGAAGTATGAATACCTACCACCTCATTTAGAATTCTGGGGTGCTACGGACTTAGCACTAGGTGAAACTAAAAAGGGAAGCTTAGTAGGAACTGTAATATTAGGTAAGGATAAAAAAGGACAGTTCTATGAAGTAGATAGCTGGGGAGAACATATTACACCAGATGAAACTATGCAAAGGATATTGAATATGCAGTATCAGTTCCAAAGATATGGTATCGAACAGGTACAATTCCAGAAGTATTTTCTACAACAGCTAGAGAAGACAAGTAAAAGGGAAGGTAGGCACATACCATTTAAAGGTATTAGCCAGAATAAGAAGAAAGAAGAAAGGATTGAAAGCCTAGAACCTTTTATAAATACAGGGCAAATACTATTTAAAGGAGACAATGAATTATGGACTGAAATGCAGGATTATCCAGAGTCCGATTACTTTGATGTGATTGATGCATTAGAAATGTGCTGGAGAACAGCCACTGGAAGTAGGTTTAAGTTTGCTATAGTGTAAACTATTAACTTTTGCTAATATATGTATATGAACTTACGAATAATAACAAGAAATATTTTCAGACCAATTGTAAAATTCTTAGGTAGATCCATCCCTATGGGAGATGTATGGAGCTGGTTACTGCCTAATTCATGGACTACAGGAGACTTGATTGAGCAGTATAAAAGATTAGTATTCCCAATCATTACTAGGATTGCTGAAAATTCCGCAAAGATAGAGTTTAAAATGGAAAAGATGGTGGGTGATAAGACTATTAAGGTAGATAATCATCCATTTCTGGAACTTATTAAAAGACCTAATCCTAATCAATCACAGTTTCAATTCCTAGAATTCCATTTTACATATATGGAACTTATTGGTGAGTCCTTCTGGTACTTAGTTAGAAGGAAACAATCAAGAGAAGTAGTAGCTATCTATAATATAAGACCGGATATTATGGATGTTGTAATAGATAAGACCAGTCCTTATGGATTGGTTGGTGGCTATGTACTAAACAAGCCTAATGGAGAGAAAGTACCATTTGAATTAGATGAGATACTTCACTTCAAGTACCCTAATCCTAATGATCCATATAGGGGTTTAGGAGCTGTACAGGCAGGTAGGATTTACATTCAGACAGAAGAGTATGCTAGTGATTGGACAAAGAATTCTATTTATAATTCTGGTAGACCATCAGGAGTTTTGAATATTAAAGGGGTTATTGATGATAAAGAATTTAGTAGAATTAAGAAGCTATTTAAACAGGAGTACGCAGGTAGAGACAATGCGGGTAAGACCATGTTACTTAATGGAACTGATGGGATAGATTATCAGAAGCTTGGTATGGAACTTGGGGAAGTTTCACTAAAAGAACTAAAGGCTATGGTAAGAGACGATATTCTATTTATGTTTGGTATGAGTAAGACAATGATGGGCATCCAGGAAGATGTTAATAGATCTAATGCAAGGGAAGCAAAGGAAGTGTTCCTAGAAAACATCATCAAGCCAAAGGTGGATAGATTCATAGATCACTTAAATGCCTTCCTTATTCCAGATATGAGTAAAGGTGATGAGGCTGTGAAACTAGGTTATGAAGATATGTTAGAAGAGTCTATGCAGGAGAAAATTGAGAGATGGAAGGCTGGACATAATAAATGGCTTACTACTAATAAGATACTCGCAGAACAAGGTGAAGATCCTGTTGAAGGTGGAGATAAGTTATACCGATCTAGGAATGAAGTTGCTATAGACCAGATTGAACCTACTAAAGAAGACAAGCCAGTAGTTCCGCCAGTTGAAGTTCCTAAAGAAGATAAGAAGAGTGCACCTACTATTATTATCAACAACATTTCTGAACCTCATGATCATGATAAACATAAAAAGAAGCTAACTAGTAAGGAGAAAGCCCAGGTTAAACAGGATAAGACCGATGAAGAGAACTTTAATAAGCTTATTGCTAATCAGGATGTATGGAAAGAGAAGGTTCAGGAGTTATTGGTAAAGGAATTTAATAGACAGTTAAAAGACATTCTTAAGAAGCATCCTACTAAGGATGTACAGGTAAGGGTAAGTAAAGCTAGAATGAAAGCTACTATGACTGAATGGCTATTTGATAATGAGGTATCAATACAAAGGATTGTTAAGGTATTAACTAGCATGGGTCTCAATGTATTTGAGTCCGCAGGGCAACTAGGATTGGAAATATCTCAGGCTGGACAGCAGGTAGTTGAGATTGATGAAGCTAGTGCGGAATACATAAGGGACAGAATACAAAGGATGGCAGAAAAGACCAATGATGAAACAATTAGACAAATAGAAGATAGTTTAGGGATTGGATTACTTGAAAGGGAAACTGTGGCACAATTAAGAAAGAGGGTTGAAGATGTCTATAACGATGCAATAGGATATAGAGCAGAAAGAATAGCTAGAACTGAAACAACAGCCATTAGTAACTTTGGAGTTCAGGAATCATATAAGATGAACCCATTAGTTAGGGGTAAACGATGGTATTCAGAACCCGATGCGTGTGAATTCTGCCAGCCATTTAGTGGAACTATCATAGGTCTTAATGAGGACTTTGCTTCTATAGGTACAACAGTACCAGGAGTTCAAGGTGGAAGTTTTAATGTGGACTATACTGATGTAGGATTCCCACCTTTGCATGCTCTATGCAGATGTGCTATTTTACCTGTTTTAGAATAAATCTATGGAAATAATAAAAAGAGATGATGTAAATTTGGATGTAGTCTTAAAGGATCAGGATGGTAATGCCTTCGATCTTACTGGAAAGACAGTATTCTTTACCCTTAAAAGAAGGCAAGACGATTCTGATGAAGCGGCAGTGGTTAAAAAGACTGTTACAGTTCATACTAATGCATCTTTAGGACAAACCAGGATAGCATTATCAAATACAGATACTAATCAATCAGTTGGATACTATTTCTACGATGTTCAGGTAAAGGATGTACAGAATAGAATAACTTCTGCAGTTAAAGGGCAGATTAGAATAGTGCAAGACATAACCATTAGAATATCTTAATTGACAGGCATATATAATTTAACTACAATAATGATATGACAATAACACCATATTTAAATGGAGCCACTCCAACAGAAATTCAGGAAACTGATAAGCTTCAGTTTGCAGGGGCAGCCTTTGATAGCGCAATTGCAGTTAATGCTTACAATGATTCTACTCATGTAGAGTCTTCAGTAGGTGCTAATGACTCTTCTGGAAATACTCCAAGGAATAACAAGTTCATTTCACAAGCTGGAGGTACTGGAGGAGATTCACAGGTAGACATAGGAGCCGGAACAGTAGATCTTGATACTATTGCTGACGCTAATTGTGCAGTTAAGATCAATGTAGCTCATAATAGTGCAGTAGCTTTATCTGAAATTATTGCTTATGTATATGATGGAATAACTCCTGCAACAGCACCAACAGAATTGGATATTAGACTTGCAGAACAAGGTGACGCTAACTGGACAGAAGCAGAAGGATCGGCAGCAGCTTTAGAACTAGCAGATTCAGGAAGCTCTACATCACATGATATATATATGCTTATGAGTGTATCTCCTACTACAGTAGGAGCTAAGACAGGAACATTATTCTTTGGTTTTACATATCAATAAAATATTAATAAATAACCATGAAAATAGGAAAATATACAGCTAAAGAAATAATTGCAATGGTAATGGAACAAGAGGGCATAGACGAGCCAGAGTATGGTAAGGTAAGAATAAGAATAGCAGGCATTAGAGGTATTGTATCTCCAGACCATAGAATTCATATTCAGGAGGGTACTAAAGAAGTCCAGGTAGTCATTGGAGATAAAGAATACTCCCTTAAAGTAGAAGCTTAATTATTTTAACAATCTATGGAAGATCACACTTGCAAATGGGTGGTCGGTTTAAGTAATGGAGAAACCATTATAGAGAACATGGATCGCTTTCTTGATATAGAAGGAGAACCAAGTTCTTGGCAGAAACTGCAAACCTACCTCATTCAAAATAACCTTCAAATTAACTCGATTAAAATTCGGGTGTATTCTTATACTGGGAATAGAGATTACAATCTTCCATCAACTAAACCTAAGTTCAATAGTTCTATTCCTATTGATTATAATTATGGAAGGAAAGTAGGAATACAGATTAATTCAATTGGGGAAATAGTTTCTACAGAACAGAAGCATATCTTCATTGAAGCTATATATCCAGAGGGTAATGTAAGACTATATGTTGATGAGCTTAATCCAGTTAATTGCTGGGTAACTTTTAATATTAATAAGGGTAAATAATGGATAGCAAAATATCGGCATTAGATTTAGTAGGATCAATTGATGGAGATAATGCAGTTCCTATTGTTGAGGATTTAACCGGGACACCACTAAATAAAAGAATGCCAGTAAGAGATGAAGATGACATGGCTTCTAATGATGCTAAAGCTTTATCTACTCAGCAGGCTATCAGACAATTTGGACTAAACTTGATAGCACAAATCGGATTTACAACATCTGCTACAGGAGATGGAATAACAGATGATACCACCCAACTGCAGGCAGATATAACAGCAGCGGCGGGTGGAACCATATTTATTCCTAAAGGGAATTATAAAGTAACTGGATCTATTACTGTATCCGCTAATACAACTATCATTGGTTATGGGGCTAGGATATTTGATACTGCAACACATAGAACATTAGTAATCCTTTCTGCCAGGTGTAAGGTATTTGGATTAGAAGTAGAAGGGGCTGGTAATTCTTCATATGATGCTAATGGTAAGGGCATTTCTATTACAGGTACTGAGGGATCTGAAGTTCAATATGTAACAATACAGGATTGCTATGTTCATGGTCTTGGTAATTACGGAATAGTATGTGACTATGCATGGCATGTAAATATTTATAATACTCATGTTGAGGATATTGGTTATGCAGGAGTAATGGTACTTTCTTCTCAGGATGTTAATTTTGATCATGGACATATTAAAGACATTACGCCAGGAGATTCGCTAAACTGTTATGGAATTGCATTCACAAAGCTTAATGATGCTGCATATGAACTTAGTAGGGACTGTTCAATAACTAATTCAATAGTTGAGAATGTTTCTATCTGGGAAGGTATTGATACTCATGGAGGTCATGCTATAAGAATTGAAAACAACATAGTAAAGGGGTGTTCAGTAGGAATCGTTCTAAAGATGGCTCCAAGTTCAGGTACTGCTCAAGTAGCAGCTACTGATTGCATAGTAAGAGGTAATATTGTTTATGGTCTTGATGATGTAGGTTGTTATATCAATGGAACTGCTGATGTAATAGCTAAAAACAATATAGTTTCTGATAATATATTTATTGAATGTGGAGTCGAAGGAGGGGATTCTGTTGATACTGGAGCCTTATACCTTGGTTATACGGAAAATACTGTTGTTTCAAATAATGTATTCAGAGATTGCTATGCTTCAGCAATTATTCTAAGAAGAGTAAATAATGGGTTTACAATTACTGGAAACATTATTATGGATGTCCAGAATACAGTTGTGAATCAGACTACTGGAATATTTGTATACCTAAGTTCGGTAGGACTCATTTCAGGTAATCAGATACTAAGAAATAATGCTTCACTTAATACTTATGTGGGCGAACTGGGAATTTATGTAGGAGGGGATGCCGGAAATAGTATCACACTAGGACAGAATCAGAATAACTTTACAACTAAATTTTCCGGTGATGATGGAAAAGTAAATGGTGGATTCCTTACTTACCCAAGAGCTAGGGCTTATCTTGGATCTAATCAATTAAACCTGGTCAATGCCACTCCTACCCAAGTTACATTAGGATCTGAAGATTACGATATAGGTGCAAACTTTGCTTCAAGTGCCTTTACTGCTCCAAGAGCCGGATATTATAGAATTAGGGGTAGTGTAACATTTGCTAGTGTTATTGCTACTAAGTTATATGTAGGTCATATATATAAAGGAGCGGCTTCTATTGCTGATGATTATAAGCATTCATCTCTAGCTCAGTCCCTTGCTGCGACTCCGGAAGCTACAGTCCTACTTGCTGTAGGAGATGTAATAACTCTTTATGCTTCTTCGTACTCAGGAGACAATACTGTAGATATAATTGCAGGAAGTAAGTATACCTATTTAGAAGTAGAATTTATTGGAGATTAAGCACTATGAACTATGTATATTCTTTTAGAAGATGGAAACAAATTATTACTTGAAAATGGAGGTAGAATTCTTGAAGAAGGATACTTTGACATTGAAAGGTCAATTACATCGGCTGGTAAGGATAGTACAAACTCACTAAGTAATATCGTTTCACATGGTAAAGCTACTTCCACATTAGAAAGAGCTATTTCACTTACCGGAAGATGGGCTAAGGTAGAAACCCTTTCTGACGACTTTAATGATAATTCATTTGATACTGATAAGTGGGATAACTGGGGTGGTGTTCAGGTGGCAGAAGTAAATCAACAGTTGGAAATAGATACTACATTATCTCCGGCATACTATGGATTTGAATCAACTGGTATTTATACTCATTTGACTCTTATTGATAGTAAGATATCGGTAAGGCTTAAAAGTGCGGGTAATCAGTCTTTAGGATCACTAGAAGTATATCCATTAACCTTAACTGATGCACTTGGCAATGATGTATCCTTCCTTATTACTGGTGGACTATTATTAGCCCTAGAAAGCGGAACTGTGCTTACAGAAGCTATTGAGTATAATCCTATTGTTCATGCGTACTTCCAGATTAGGGAAGATTCTGGGACTGTATACTATGAAACTTCTCCAGATGGTAGTACCTGGAGTACTTTCTATTCTATATTAACACCTTTTGATCTATCAGATTTAGTTGCTGTATTTTTTCTAGGTACTTATGAAGTAGAAGGATCAACTACTAAAGCTATATGGGATAGTATAAATATTCCTGTTTTTTTAGCCAATATGGAATTAAGCATTGTTTCTATTGGTAAGGATGTTGCAAATAGCGAAAGGGATATTTCCTTAGTAGGTAAAGATATTACACAGGTAGAAAGAGTTATCTCCTTACAAGGAAAGGAAGTGGATTCTTCTAGTAGATCAATTGAAGCTCATGGCAATAGTTCTTTTACTTCAGAAAGGAGTATTAGTGCTGTCGGTAGTGCACAAGTTCAAACAGAAAGGGATATCTCATTAACCGGATTAACTACTACAAATGAAGAAAGAGAAATAAGCACAGTAGGAAAGGATGTTCATAGTTCTGAAATAGATATATCAGTACTCGGAGCAGTAGGATCTACTTTAGAAAGGTCTATAGAGTCCACAGGAAAGGATATTAGCTCATTAAATAGGGAAATTAGCTCTAATGGTAGTGATATTGATCAAATTGAAAGAAGCATTGAGTCTTTGGGTGCTAATTCAGAAACATTAAGTAGGAATATTAGTTCTCATGGATTTAATACTACTTCACTAGAAAGGTCTATTGAAGTTACTGGTAACTCTACAGGGACAATAGAAAGAAGTCTTAGTACCCAAGGAAATGATACTGATTCTATGGGAAGAAGTATTTCTGTTATAGGAGATGAAGTAGACCAGGTAACCAGAAGTATAGAGGCATTGGGAAAGCTTTCTTCTTTGATTGAAAGAAGCATTTCTTCTCATGGGGTATCTACTGCAAACACTGAGCGAACAATAGAAGCAATTGGAAGTCAACAAGATTCCGTCTCTAGAAGTCTAGTTTCTGAAGGAAAGGACTCTTCTACTAAGGAAGTTAGCATAGCCTTAGATGGCAACAGTGAAGCAAATGAAGATCGAGTAATTAAAACGATTGGTAAGCTTCAGGAAGAAACTACTAGGAACATAGGGACAGAAGGTGTTTCGGGATCACAAGCTGAAAGACCTATCAAAGCTGTTGGTAAGGATCAGACTAATCAATCAAGGCAGGTAGTGACAATAGGTAACGATTCTAGTTCAGTTAGTAGAAATGTTTCATTACTTGGTATCGAATCAGATGGTATAGAAAGAAATATAGATACTTCAGGGGTAGATAGTACTTCTTTGGAAAGGAGCATTAATTCTACTGGAAAGGATGGTACTTCAAGAGAGGTCGACATAGAACTAGAAGGAAAGTTAGTACGATCAAGAGATATATTAGTAAGTACAATAGGAAAGGATAATGTATCAAAAGACCTATCAATTGTATCTTCTGGAAGCGATTCAGAGACCGGTGAGAGACTAATAGGGTCAGAAGGAAAGGATAGTAATAACTTACAAAGGAATGTATCAACAGTTGGATACGATACAACAATTAAAGAAAGGCAAATTAGTTCTGTTGGGATCGTATCTTCTTATGCTGAAAGACCTATTTCTTCTCATGGAGTAAATAATGATACAAAGATTATTAGTATTAATTCACATGGATTAGATGAGGATACTAGAGAAGTAGATATTAAAATTCAAGGTTCAGTAGCACAGGTAGTTAGTAGAAGTGTCAAAACAGTTGGCTATATGCCAGATCATATAATTCCGGTAGGAACTATATCTATAAGTAGAATTACTGCTACTATTTCAGTCCAGGAATATGAAAGTACTATTACTAAAGAAGAAATAGCTTCCCAAGTTTCTCATGAAACTATAAGTGAGACTATATCTTCTGATGGAATTACAATGACTATTGCTAAAGGATAACAATGAATGCTATCATTTTACTATGAAATATTTTATACAAGCTAAGGCTCATATTAAGGCATTAGAAGATGGTACTTTAGAAGCCATAGTTGCCACTGATGATTTAGATCGTCATGGTGAGATTCTCAATATTGATGGTTTAGATATCAAAGAGTTTAAAAAGAATCCAGTTGTTCTTTGGGCCCATGACTATTCACATCCACCAATTGCAAAGGCAGTAAGTATAAGGAAACACCAGGGACAGCTTATCTCTAAAATGCAATTTGCAGACTATCCATTCGCTCAGTTGATATACAAGCTATATAAGGATGGATTTATGAATGCATTTTCTATCGGATTTATCCCAACTGATAACATGATGAAGAATGAATTTACCAAATCAGAGATGCTTGAATATTCTGCTGTTCCAGTCCCAGCTAATGCAAATGCTTTAGCAAGGGCAAAATCTTTAGGTTACGACATTTCCTTTTTTGAAAAAGAAAAGGATGTTGACAAAGTAGATAATTTTAACAATAATAATGGTATGGATTTATCAAAAATTTTAGCAAAGGCGGTTGGCGATCTTACCCTAACTGAAGTCGCAATATTAAAAACAAGGCTTTCTGAATTATCCGAAGAGGATAAAAAGAAATTTGCTTCTGTACTTGAAGTAAAGGCAGAAGAGAAGAAAGAAGCTTCTACTGATGAGATAGTAGAGAAGCTTGCTTCTAAAATGGACGAGAAACTGGATGGACTTAAGAAAGAAATTTCTGAAAAGTATGATCCAATCGTTAACAAGGATATTAACCTTGGTGGTGCACCTGTTTTAGTTAAGGGTAAAGATGATGTCATTACCAAAGAAAAGAAATTCCTGTATTTTGTTAAATCTGTTAAGAACAATGACTTCTCAGTATATAAGACACTTCCTAAGACTGAATTTGAGAATGAGCAGATAAAGGCTGGTGTTATGAATACTACAGATCAGGAAGCAGTCCTTCCACCTGCGGACTTCATAGCAGAAGTTGAAAGACTTGAAGAGCAGTACGGTGTAGCTAGAAGATTTGCAACAGTTAAGAGAAGTACAAAAGGAAAAGGAATTGAAATGATAATGGGTGACGATGATCTTGAGATTTATGATACAGCAGAAAAAGGTGTTAAGAAAACTACAAAGCTTACATACTCTAACATGCTACTCACTTGGAGGAAATTCACAGGATTACTTCCAATGTCTGAAGAGTTAGATGAAGATTCTGCAATAGATCTATTCAGAGATGCTTCAACTAGATTTGCAAGAGCTTATGCCAGAAAAGAAGATGAAATGGTATTCATGAGAGCTACAGGAGCTGGAAACCTATATCCAGGTGTAGTTAAGGTATCAGGTACTAATCAGGTAGTAATTGATGGAGATAGCATTGAAGATGTAAAATTTGATGACTTGAGTAAAGCAATCTATGGAGTTCCAACACCATCTGCAAGTAGAGGTAGATTCTACTTCAACAGAACAATCATGGGTGTACTTCAAAGAGTTAAAGATACACAAGGTAGATATGTACTCAGTCCAGGACCAGATGGAGGAGTTACTGGAACTATTTGGGGATTCCCTTATGAACTTACCGAGATTCTTCCAAGTCTTGACCAGGATTCTTCAAGTACAGCATTCATAGTATTTGGAGACCTTAGCTATGTAACGCTTGGAGAAAGAACTGATCTTAGATTTGAGATGTTCAATACGGGTACAGTTCAAGATCCTGATGATGAAAGTGCAGACTTTAACCTTCTAACTCAGGATGGATTAGCTCTAAGAGCAGTCAAGAGAATGAACTCAAGGGTACGATTACCAGGAGCATTCTCAGTAATCCGAACAGGTTCGGCCGCAAGCTAAGCCTTAGTATAGATGATGGCTTCCCCTCTGTTACTTCAAAAGTGATGGAGGGGATTTTTTATATCATTTTGTGCTAGAATAAAGCATGAGAGAATACACAACACAAGATAGGTTAGTAGACTTTATTGGTAGGGAACTAACTACAGCAGAACTTAATCTTTTACCAGAAAGGATTCAGTACATTTCTTCCTACATTGAAGCCTATACTTCTAGAAGATGGAATAGTCTAGCTTCTTCTACATCTCCTGTAGCTACTGTAAGGACTTATGATGGAAATGGTAAGCATGAACTATTCATTGATGACTTTAGTAGTTTGTCTAAAATAGAACTTCTGGATTCGCAAGGGGATGTTATAGATACTCTTACTGATACTGATGAATGGATAGTTGATGATAGTGGAGAGACTAGTAATTCAATCTATCTAAGAAACTACGCATTCTATAATGGTACAGGTCGTGTAAAGGTTACTGCGATCTTTTCCGCGGGTACTGTTCCGGCTGGTGTAATCATGGTCTGTACTCAGTTAGTAGCTAGGCTTATGACCCAGGCTAAGAATGAAAAAATATCTAATGTCAAAAGTAAAAGACTTGGGGAATTTTCTGTAACCTATGGAGATAGTAATGGATTAGTATCTTTGACTGAAAGTGAAATTAAGATGTTAGATCCATTTAAAAGAATTTCATTATGAGTACTATTGATGACTTCTATAATAAAACATTTACTGTAAGAAGAATTGTTCCTGTATCAGGACAGCATTTTGATACCTATCAGATTATTGGAATGGGTTTAGGCAATCTGCAGGCAGTCCAGGATACTTCACAGTTACTTAATGCTGAAAACTGGGGGAAAGAATTCTGGTTGTTTTGCGAAAAGGAACTTACTGTATATTCAGCTTATAAATCAAGGTTTGGTAATACCACTCAGATTGTTCCTAATGATATTCTTATTATTGACGGTTACGAGTACGGAGTTCAAGGAGTCTCAGAATTTGAAGATCCTTTTGAAGATACTGATCAGCATTTGAAGATAGTTCTTGAAAGAAAGACTTCTCAAATATTTGATACAATGAGTTAATGGACTTTTTATATTTAGTTCGCATATCACAATTAATAGATAACCCATCTTTAGTAAGACCTATCTTAGTTAAAGCCCTAGAAACTTCTAAACCTATTGTTGAAAAGCAGTACGATCGAGAAGCTCCTAGGCTATCCGGACTCCTTAAGGCTAAGGTACATTCTGGGAAGGTCTGGAGCCTGTCTAACGAGATATTCTATACAATTACTACCTTTGCTTCTAACAGGGGTTTTAGATATCCTGTGGCTGTTGCAGGAGGTACAGGAGTATTTAGGGGTAGTAGTCATGATTCACCAGCACCACCTAACTCTGGTAGGGTATTAAGTGGTGAGAGTAAAACGAATAGAGGTAGTGGAGGTATAAGACCTAATATGTTTGCTAAAAGAGCTGCTATAGGTGCACAATTTCCAGTTAATAAACATATATTTTTACAATTGAAAACTGCATTAACTAAAGTGGTACAATATACTAATGGCTAGATTGGTAAAGAAAAAATTACATGATAAGTTTATATTAGATTTTAGTAATCTTACTTATCCTACTTCCGGTAAAAAGATCTTCAATGAAGTTAAGAAGGTATACATTAAGTTACCTGAAAACATGCCATCATGTCAGATATCGCCTTCCGCACCATTAGTTTCTGAATTAGGTCTTGACTATGATGAAAGAGCATATGGATTCACATCGGTTGTTTCACAGCTATTTGAAAATAACCTAACTCAGGCGGAAGCAGAAGAACGAATGGATAGACTATCAAATATAGAAGATGTTATACTAGATTATCTACAAGAGATACCTAATGCAGCAGAAGCAGTTGTTCCAGGTGCAGCAGTACATAGAATACAAGTTACAGGAGCCAGGTATTCAGTAGAAGAAGATGAAAAAGGTATTGTATTAATGCAGTTGATAGATTTCACTGCAACTATTTTAGTTTATGTTAAAGACAATGACTAAAACAAAAAAGAAAAATGTAAAAAAGGTTATTATGAAACCTCAGAATAGAAAACCTCTTGCTAAGTTAGATGAGAATAGCTATACTTTTTATAGGAATGATATGAAGGTAGTTATTACTGCTCTATCAAGGAAAGAAGCCATAGTTAAGTTTAATAGGAATAAGTAAATGCAAAATGGTATTTTCAGAAAGGTAACTCTTTTTGCTTCTAGAGAAAGCGTATATGGAGAAGCTGAAGGTTCACCAGTAATATTTCCATTCGGACAAGTGGAGCTTGCATGGAAAGAGAACATTCAAAAGGCTGAAAACAATACCATGTTGGGCAGTTCCTATGAAGTTAATGATGTTAGAAATACTCTTAGATGGGTTGATCTTACTCTAAGATTCAAGGTTAATGAAGATATTCTTCCTTTCTTACTATTACAGAAATTTTCAATTGATTCAGCATTAGTTGCCGGTGAAACTGCTGTATGGAGACACACAATGACCTGGTTGAATAGAAATGCTCCAGCCTCCGGTGAGTCTTATACTATGTATTGGAATGATCCAGATAGAGAAGACTTAGTTGCT